GTTGCTATACTGGTGTTGAGGATACCTCTTCGATAGCTTCGCAACATTTGCTTCCATGCACTCCTCAATAGTCAAGCCTAACTCGTTCAACAGGCCAGTCAGGTAGAACAGGATGTCTCCTGCTTCTTCAATCACGTTGTTGATGTCTAGTTGCTTCTGGTAGATAGCGTGTTTCTTGATTGCGTCAAGCAACTCACCCGCTTCCCCACTGACCCCCACTGCCATGTGGAGAATGGATGCCTGAAGAGGTGTTAGCTGGACAAGTATGTCATGCCCCGGCTTCACGATGGACTGCACAAACTGCTCGTATGGTGTAGTTAATTTCATTTTGTATGTATGTTGTAGTATGCCTTGCCGAAACAACCTGCCTCGGATAGGTGGACTAACCTTCCCTCACTGCCTATGCTTTCGTCAAGCATCTTTTTTGTTATCATCTGCGGATGCCCCTCATGTGGTTCAATGTCAACCCATTCAAATATACGAAGCACCTTTGCCGCTCGTAGTGCGTTGCGGATGATTAGCGCAGGGTCATCTGTATGCTGCAAGCAATTGTAAATCCAACACTCATCGAACCCTTCTTCTACCACGTCTTCACCTCGCGTCACCAGACACTCCACCCCGTGAGCATCGTACCGAGCGTAAGTCCATGACGGATATGTTAACGGATCAACTACCAATGCCCTGCCAAGTCCCTTCGATTTTAGCAGCATGGACGTTGGGCCACCTCCTATGTCCAGCACTGACTTGCCTGACAGGCTGAACCCGTAGCCAACCTGATGCAGTCCCATGAATCTGCCATAGACGTAATGCTTCTGGTCTTCATCGAATGTATTGCAGCAGTCTCCCCAGTACTGCGATTCAAATGTGTAGTCGCTCATGGGTAAATCATTGTCATTGCATCGATTCCATTGCCTTCAGCGTACCATCCCGCTCCGTTGTGTACGTCAAGCACGTCTTGGAAATACTTCTCGTACCTCGGTGCAACTCGTTCAAGTGTAAAGTTCTCTCCGAACTTGCGGCAGTCCGCTGGTCTGATGCGGTCGATATTTTCGACTGCATCCACATAGTCACCCATCGTTCTGCATCGATACCCAGTTACGCCATGCAGGTTGTTCTCCGCGAAGGATCCCCAGTCGCTGGTGATGGTTGGTGTTCCGCTCAATAGGTTCTCGATCTGCACTCCACCGAATGGTTCGACATACTGTGATGGCAGGAAGGATGCCCTAGCCTTAGACATGAGTTCCTTGCGCTTAGGAACGTCAGCGTAGCCAACATATTCGACGTGAGGGGGGAATGTATACCCTGCTTCCTTTTGCCCAGCTACAATCAATTTAACTCCCGCCCTGCGCGTTGCATCGATGGCGATATCAACACCCTTGCCGCTATAGACCCTGCCAAGGTAAAGGAAATAGTCTTCTTTCTGGTCATTGAAGACGAAATCATCGATGTCGAAATAGTTAGGAATAACTACGCTATAGTTATCCTGCTGGCACTGCCCAACAGCACCCATGCCACAATGAGCATGGTAGATGGCATAGCTCTCCCAAACCTTCCACCGCGCCCAATGTCCACCCGCATACCCAATCCCCGGCTCCACCACGATCATATCGTGTTGGTGAGCGTCACAGATGGGTCTGACTCCAGATCCCCAGAAGGGAAGCAGGAAGTCATTCTTCTGCTTGCGCTTTCCTACCTCCCTGATGGCATTGGCATAGAACGTCTGGTATGCGTGATCCTCGGTGTTGAACTTGAAGAACGTCTTGCGCCAATCGTGACTGCCATAACTCTTGGCAAAGTCCTCGTTGGTCAGGACACTGACGTGTTCAGTGCATTGCAAGTCACTGTCCTCATGCCCGTAGTGGATGACCTCATGGCCCCTATCGGTCATCATTTTGCCGAATTTGACTACCTTCTGCGTGTAGGCACAGGCATTAAACTCTTTGGATGTAACTGTGTGTGGAAGTCCCAGTGCGTGGAATCTCATTTTTTCTGTTTTCATTATGTACTACTGCTGTTATGTGAAGTTATTGGTTATTTTCCTTGTTCTTTAGCTTGTTGATCAAGGACTTCTGCTTGTTTACGTCATGCTGCAATTCATGGATGATTTGCCGCAATTCTCTAATCTCCTGCTTTTGTTGCTGGATTATACGCATCTCTGGTGTTATCTCATGCGCCTTCATAGGTTCTCGATGATCTCGGTTAGTTTTGCTTTCATGTTGTTGACTTGTTTGAGGCTCAGGTAGTCCTGTGCGCTCACTTCGTATGTTGAATACCTGTGGTTGCACTTTCCGTTGTTGCAGTACCTGCGTCTCGAAAATCGATTGCCGAGGTCACGGCATTCCATAACGTGTGTCGTAGAACTGCATTTGGGGCATAATTTGACCATTTATGATTTAACCCTAGATATGGTGATTTTAAAATATGTTGCCACAATATGGTGATTATTATCGACAACATCAGTGATTTTGTGGTTAAAATACATTAGCAAATCGTGCGCTATCCCACATGATCTGTCCGTGTCGCTTCGATCTGCGGCTCGATCAGTTGTTGCACTGGTTGAGGATCTCGCCCCTCGATTAGCTCTATTGGTTCAGCGTTGCGATCACCAATCGTGAATGTGACGTTGAGTGGTTTGGCATTCGTGTTTTCAATCTCGATTTTATCGCCGTATTGACGTGCGTTCCATTTGCCGAGTAGACGGATACGAGTGTCAATTCTGACCCTCTTCTCCTGAGCATCGAGCATTGGATCGTCTGCTATGCGAATGCAGTCATCAGCGATTGCGTGAGTACCTATTTTGCGTGAGTGAGCAGATTTATTGCGGAATTCTTCATTTGAGCATTCCCAACGCCATACCGTTGAGTAGTTTGGCATACCTTCTAGGTTACAGATGGATGAGAGTGTTTGGCCCATTGCGAGTCTCTCGCAGATTTCATCTCCGATAGCCTCGTCGTACTTGGGAGGAGTGCCTACTTTGCGTGATGGTTTAAAGCTCATGTGGTGATTGTGACTGCTTGGGTTTACGCTTTGGTAATCCTGACTTCAGTTCGTTGCTCTGCTTGAGTTTTGACTTTGACTTGCGAGAACGTGATTTCGACGCTTTCTGGGTTATCGTCCGGGATGAGTTTGGCGTAGCGGATTTGGTCAATGAGAGGTTTGCTTCCTCCAGCAAGGTTATCAACGTCGAGAGTCTTGGTTGAGAATCTTGTAAGTGCGAGAGTGTACTTCGGATTGCACTTAGCAGTGCAGTCCTTGCTAGGTTCTTTTGCTTTTGGTACTTTGACCAATGCGCGTTTAGGAGCGTGTTGAGTGATGGTGTCAAGTAGCCTTCTAGATGGAGAGTTAAACTTGTTTGCATGATAGTAATAGTGTCCGTCAGGTGCGAGGGTGTAGCCCTTCTCGTTGAGTTGTTCAGTTGTCCAGTTCATTGTTCGATTAGGTAATCTTCTGGGTTGGGATCCTGTTGTGCTTCGATTGTTTTACCGCAGGTGTTGCACTTGCAGTTGCCGTGATCATCCACGTCCATGACGTTGTCGCAGCACTCTGGTACTTCGTCTTGTTCGGGTGGGTCATTCCAGTAGTCGTTCATAGCGGGTATAGTTGTACATGATTGTGTGGATTTATACCCTATCTAGATTATTAGCGTAGGAATCATCGATGATGGTGTCTGGAAAGAATACTTCCTTTAGATTGCATTCATCTTCACAATACATTTCATCGACGTGTATTTCATTGTTAACTATGCAAGTTGCAAGGTGGAATCGTTTTGGAAGTTCAAACAATTGTGCTTCTGCTGGGTCTGCTTCTGCGTCGAGATCCCAGAACAGATCCACTAAGGTTTTTGCTTGTAGGATTGATATTGTGCCGTTGGGCCATTTTGCTAGGTATGTTTTCATTTGGATATTTAAAATTGTTTTAGTTTATCTTGATCTAATGCGTAGCCTTCTCCGTGACCAAGGTTGATAATGTTCTCTGCTTTAATGAGGTCTTCTTGCCATGCCCATCCAACGTAGTCGAGTGATGGAGCGTCCACAACACACAGGACGTACACATCAACGTCTGGGTTTACCTTTAGCGTGGATAGCAAGCGAGCATGTGGATGCTTTGATGCTTTGATGTCGTATCTGTTTCCGCTTGGCATTACTCCATCAGCGGATCCGCTCCTTGGTGATAGACCAAGGTCAGGGAATACATTCATTAGCTTTGCGAAACCATACTCTGCCATCATTCCGATAACGTCTGCCTCTGCTCCGTCTTGGTTGCCAATCTTGGCATCCTTGACTCCATTGCTTCGTGCAATGAGTGAACGCATACGTCCTATGAGTTGACATATCTGGATCTCGTCAGGGTTGAGTGTTAATTGCATTGTCTATCGTGATTGCTGTATGAATTTGAGTGCTATCGCCATTATCTCAGGGTAGTCCCGTAGTGACTCTAGGTACTGGGCAAACATATCATCGATTGCCTGTGCCGCGAATGGGTCAGGAATGGTTTCACATTTGACCTGTGCGTCCTCCAAATCCTTGTTGGCTGCCCTTAGTGCAAAGATGGCAGCGGAGCAGAATACGGACAACTGTGCGGCAATGGATCGGTAGTCCTTGTCGCATTCCTTCAGACGTTCCACCTCGGAGGTGTATGGTGTTTCGCTCATTTTGCGCCCTCCAATGCTTTTCTGGCAATAGTTCCCATGTTTTCGCGATCTGCATAAATGTCTGTGCCATCAATAAATAAATCCTCGATCTTCATCAACGCCTCCCGCGCCTCGTCACGTTCTTGGCAGAATCGTTCTGCTCTGCATTCGGCTTGAGCAATTTGAGATAAAGCCTCGTCACGTTCTTGCTCCAGCCTAGCCAACTCGCTGGTGGAGTGCAACTCCAGTGCAGTTAGACTGTCAGCTAGTTGCTTTGCATCCTCTCGCAACTTGTAAACCTCAGTTGGTGTCCAGTCTGCGTCACAACCGCACTCGTAACTGCTACGAGCTTCGCAGTCGCAATTTTGACCGGGGAAGTAGTCTGATGTTATAATTTCGTTCATGTATTTATAAAATGGGGTGTGAGGTTTTATGTAGTTGCCTCACAGGGTCAAATGATAACCAGCACACATGGTTGCCGCTACAATCCCTTAAAATTAGTCAGCGTTTTTTCGGATGCGCTTGCCCCCGTTGTCCCCTGCTATCTACGGGACTGACCTAAATAGATTAGCGAGGAAAGTGTTAGTTAAAACGGAATGTCATCTCCATCCGAATCCTTGGCCCGTGCTGGAGCGGATTTGGCCTTTGCAGGGGTTTTGGTTGCGCCTTGATCCTTTGGCTTGACTGACAAGCTAAAGAACTTCTTACCATCCTTCTTGGACTCCTTGATCCACCCGTTGAGCCAGTAATCAGTTCCCTCAATGTTGATGGATCCGTTGTAGTCTGGATGAGTGTCCAGTTCTTTGCGGTCATTCTTGAAGAGTGATCCGCGATTCGTGTTATCGTATTGGTCTGCCATATTATTGTTATAGTTAGTTTATATTATGCATCGTTTTTGTGGTGGATGCCACCAAGTCTGCATTTGTTTGCAGAAAGTGTTATTTTGTGGTTAGTCGCTCCAGCAATCGTATGAGCCATTATATGTATACCCATTTTCGTCCCTCGTCTCATGGAACGTGAAGGATTGACCAAACATATCATGAGATCCACAAAGGGACTCGATGATTTCTTTGGATAGATAGCACTTGGAAGTGATGCGGAATGTTCCCCAGTCCCGTGTGCCTCGATCATTGCGAGACTTGTCTGCCTCGATTGTGATTGTGTTGAGAGGTTTCATTTAGTAGTTGAACGTGTTTCCCCCGTACACTTGGTTTGGATTCCTGCGGCTCCACTCATCGTGGAAATGCTGTGCGTCAGAGTCGCTGCGCTCGGCCTTGTCAGCAAAGTATTGCTCTGGGTCTTGTTTGCGGTTGCCCCGTGGAGATTCGTTATCATCCTGCGGGTCGAAGTCTGGTAGTGTTTTCATTTGATAGTGGGTTTGGAGCGGGGATGGAACCCGCTCCGTTTTTTAGTTAAGCATTAATCCACTCTTCAAAAGTTT